ACAAGGTATTTACCCAACCTCGTAAAGGGGCGGAGAATGATCTCCGCAACAGGTTATATGGTCACCACCCGGCATTTATGAATCACGGGATTAACTCTGCCTTGTCAATCTCGGTCTCCTTTGAAGGCAGGAGCACCTCAGTATTTACAACCACTGCTGGCGGCTCGTTTACGCAGAGCTCGCGTCTTTCACGCTTCAGAATCTCATCTGTCACGGACCTCAATGCATTGGAAGTCGGAGGGATAGGTTCTATAAACTCAACCTCATATTGGATGTGCACCTCCCCATACCTCAACGGGTTATTAGCGCCCAAATTGCCAACAATCAACTGAGCGGGAACGTAGAGGTTCCCGGAATCACCAGCAGGCATAACAGCTTTGTATTGATACCATTTGAGACCGAAATTAGTACAGTCAAGTTGAGTGGCTATGGCGCCCGAAGGTATTGGAGTGGTGGGTTTCTCAGTCAACAACTTAGAGCCCTCGAAACCAGCCCAAGGAGCGCCGGAAACATAGCCGTAAAGGCTAGACATTCCGGCATTCCCGACAGGGAGTGTATCAGTGTTGTCGTACTGGAAAGCCATCGCGACTATTCCGGGAGTAGTAGTAGCTGTCTCTGGAACGTAAGTAGCTCTCAGAGAGATCCACCTCCATTTCGAAAACAGAGCTCCCATGACAGAGAGCCAACTGAAGGTGTTAGGGGCGAGGGTGACCGACGTAGCAGAAAAGGCAGTGGCCGTACTCTGTACAGCCAGCACAACCTCCGAGTGGCACACTGTGATCCCCCGACGCCCATTCATTAAGATAGGGTTCCGTCGGTAAACCATGGTACCAGCGATCGGGGCAGTCACCATAGTGGTCTGACCTCCCTTCCTGCGACGCCGAGGCCGGCTCTTCCGAGCTGGGGGATTCCTTTCGGTTACCCGCTCCATCACGGTGAGTTGTCTCAACCTTGGTCGCCTCTTCACCATCTTTCCTTTCCTCTAATGTTTTGTCAGGGATCAGTCCTACCTGACACAAGTAACGTTTTACGCGGGGCCACATGGGCCCAGAACTCAGCTCTCTCTCCAACTCAACATGAGATTCATTAGGTGAGTCCAGGAACTTATAGAGAGTCTTGGCCCAACTAGTGAGCCAGAATCTTCCCTCAGAGAGTTCATGCGAACAGAAATTAACCTTGGATAGCTCACCATCTCTGGTGGTCTCACAAGGTCTATACTCCTTACATACATGACCTAACTCGAGGTACTTCTCTTTAGCTCCGGTCACCCAACCTTCCACAGAATCATCACCCATAGCTACAATCCAAGGAGAGCCAATGAGGACGCCCATGAGGCATCTGATTCTGGAGTTAGTCGAGGACGTGCAATAAGAACCTGATTTCATAATTCCAGGTGAGGTCTGCTCTAGTAGCTCTCCGTTGGATAACTGGAAAACTGAAAACATAAAGCACCTAAACCTGTTGATCATTAATCTCTTAAGGCCCTCATGCATATCATCACACAAATTTACCCTCATGCTTAAATCAGACCAAAGCTCCCACTCTTGAACCGACCAATCAAATCCAGAAATGTCTGCCTCAGACGCGGGACTCAGTCGGTGCTTATGCTTCAAATCATTCCACAACAACTCAGCTTGTGACCGCAAACTTAGGCCCATACCGGGTTTAGACGGTATGGTCGACCAAGTAGCTATCTCAAGCTGGTTCTGTGGACCAAATAACAATCTTTCGATGATCTGGTCCACGATGGAAACCGAGGAGATCAGCCTATAGCGACCTTCACTCAGCTTCTTGTTGGTGTGGGGTTCTTGTTTCACGAACACTCTGGCCGGGTCTACCAGGCCCATACGGACCATAGCGGAGGGTTTTAGCATTAGGAGATCGGTCGGATCCCAAGCAGCTAGCTTAAGTATTCTTTGTCTGACGGCCTCAACGACGAAGTCGCCAAACGAGTTGAGGAGCAAGCCGTTTCTTTCTGCAAGTTTGGACCAAGGAGATCCGGGACTGGCTTTGTCGTTAATTTCTGGCGAGAACGCCGTCTCCTTGATCGCTTTGAGGAGGAGCTCGTCGTCGAGGAAGGTTTGCTTCCTGAAACATTGCTTGGCTCTACTCCTGGGGTACAACTTCTCGAGTTCTCTGCAGGCTTCTTCGAGGCCCTTTGGTTTTGGGACTCGGCGATGTCTGCTGGCTTGGAGGAAGAGGGAGTGCTTTTCGGCTCTCGAGCCTCTCTCTGGCCATCCATACTCGTTGAGCTCACTAAAGACTCTTTGCGCTGCCGCGACATCTCCTCTACTAGCGTGCTTAGAACCCTCTCTAAATTTACAAGTCGAGATTCCAACGCTGTTGAAGAGCATTCCGCTTTCTCCAATGGTTGACTCACGGGTCCACTCGATCTCCTCAAGTTGCTTAAGGGCAGCTCGGAATCTATCGGAGCTGCCCTCTGGCAGTTTAAAGACATATCTGGGAGGGACTCCTTGTGAGGAAGATCCAAATCCGGTAAGCTGTCGTCGTCAGAGTAGTCAGCCCAGGCTTTTCCGCCTTTTAATGGGGTGTAAGGCTTATACAGCGCTATTTCACCCTTGGCCATCTTGCCCTTAAACTCATACTCACCGTGGATCTCAAAATCATCAAACTGAAAACCCCGAGAGGGAACTTCGTCAACATCAATCTGGGTCAACCCAATATCAGAGTACACTGTTTCCTTCTTCAGGATGTAAGGCAGCAAAGCCGCCACGTCAACGCCTTCATTCTCAACTCCAAACTCTTGAACACCAGTGTGTAGCCCTACCACAAACCCTTTCGAGTTGTAAAGCGGTGAGCCACTCCATCCAGGGGCTGTTGAAGCCGTATGCAAGAGTCGCAGGTAGTTGGAAGAGTCTCTTGAAACTTTCCCGAAAGAAGAAGCCAGCTCAGTAGAAGGTCCACCGTAAACAGTTACTATAGACTCACTTCCTTTGAGAGGAATGAGAGTTGATACTCCCACTCCCAGACTACTCCAATACTTGTTGGGGATCTTGATTAACGCAAAATCCAGTTTTGAGTGAGGTGCAGCAATAAAAGTTGACGCGCCTTTAACCTCAACAGACTTGCCAGTCTTGGCCATCCGGAAGTTAGCGCCGTCTAGGAGCTTCCAAACATGGTGTGCCGTCAGCAAGTAATTTTCCTTGTTATAGGAGACTCGCGATCCCATTCCTACTCTCGAGTCACCATTGTAAATAGTAACGAGCGAGGCGGGCTCAGCGTTCTCTCTAACCACAGAGAATGACGACCCTATGACAGCAGACTCCTTGATACCGCTAGCCTGAGATACCGCGGCTGGGTAAACAAGGGGCCACCAATTGGGTTGAATCACTAACTGAAACTCCATATTCTTATATATACACTTAGAAGTAATACCCCTGACTGGGTCCAAGGTGGGTTGGCCTACTAACCTGCCAAATTCAACACTTTCCGGTTCGGGTCCGACTTCTACTTTTACGTAGCGTATCAAGGACCTGATCGGCTTGAGCGTCAACTCTAGACAAGTGAGGCTTATCAACGAGGTGATCATCCAGCCAAACTTGGGGTCTAGTATCATGGTGGCTATTACTGCTGCCCACATCTGACAGAGCAACACTAGGTGAACTATCTGACTCAACATCTCGACTCACTAGAAAACAAGAAAATGCTTTATAGGAGAACAAGGAGAACTCAGTTTTCGTCCGTTTCCCTATGTCGCCAATCGGTTGCAGCGTCTCTCTCCAAAGATAGGTCACCGCGATACAGGAGGCTCAATTGATCCTCTTCGTCTGAATCAGAGTCTAACGAAAACTCACCAGCAGCGTCAGCCAAACCTAAAATGGTATTCAGGTGGTGTTCTGAGCAGGTCTCGGACTCGTCACAGACTTCAACTGTTAACTCGGCGTCAACTAAATTTGTGTAAGTATACACTGAAGGCAGCGACCCAGGTCTCGTGATTGATTCTACGTAGTCAAACTCAACTAGCTCTACGTTCTTCAATTCCGCGAACTTCCAGTAGCTAGCACCACAATTGGCACAAACTATGTGTAGCTCAACAGCGGAAATACAAGCAGGGTTAAATCTGCCGTAAACGCGGTAGCTGTCAGGAAGATTGTCACCTGGAAGGTCTATGAAGAGCTTCTTGGTATCTATCAATTCCCGGGAGAATGGCAACGGTTCACTGATGTCACAAGGCGCGCCGTTAACAGTATAACTTGAGATAATTTCCAAGATGATACTAGGCATTAAGGAGTCAAACAGCAAATGAATGCAACGTTCTTTTCTCACTTAATTTTGT